TCGTTATCTTCAATAGGATCTGCACCAATAATTCTTTTTTTATTAATAAATATTTTGGTCCATTCCCAACCCAAACATCCTATATCTACGATACACCCATCATGTTCAAAAACTCTATCAGAAATTGTTGTAAAATTCTCTCCCTTAATTGTTTCTATTAAATTACTCATGCGTTCATTACTTTTTTTTAATATAAAAAAATGACTTTTTTTATTTAATATATAGATAAAATAATTTTAAAGTTGGCATAAAAAAATAGTTAACATAAAATTAGTAAAATAAAAAATTAATATATAATAAAAAATAATTTAGATAAAATGGTAAAGAATATTTTAAGTTTAGAAACCTTCAAAGAAAAAAAATCTAGTAGAAAACCAGTTCAAATTAATGAAATGGTTGATGCTATTGATGATTTTTATAGAGTTAGTGTTGACGTTGATCTACCAAAATCTTTAATATCTTCTTTTATTAAAAAAGTAAAAGAAAGTACTGGTAAGGATCTTAGAGCAGACATGGGTGAAAAAAGATTAGCAGAAAGATTAGTTGCTTGGGCAAATGAAAATTATTTGAACATAGAAAATCTTCCAGTTGAAATAGTAACTGGTTCAGATAAAGGTCCTATTCAAGCTCAATCTCAAGCTCAAACACAAGTTCAACCTGTACCTGAAGATGGTGAAGAATCTCCACAGACTCAAGCACAGCCTGCACAAGCACAAGCACAGGCACAAGTACCAGTACAAAATACTGATGCTCAAAAACCTGCGGTACAAGTTCAAAGCGCACAAAATGCAGCTTCGACAGTTCCTGCTCAGGAAATTTAAATTAAAATTTATGAACAGATTAATTTTCGAAGAAAAAGTTGAAAGAATATATGAAAGTTTATATTCTATCAATGAAGGATTATCTTATAATGATTCAAATGAATTTTTAAAAGGTTTTCAAGATGGCATTGAAAGTGGTGCTAAAAAATTTGAAGCAAATTGGCTTAATAAAGCTGCTGATTGGGCAGGTAAAAAAGTCGGTGGATTTCAAAAAGGTGTTAGTGATATGGCTACTGATGTTAAAAATAAAGCTACTAATTTTGTAAAAGGTGCTGAAGATGTTGCAGGTAAAGTTGCAACAGGTGCAGGTAAAGTTGCGGGTAATATTGCAAAAGGTGCGACTGATTTATATAATCAAGGTAAAGATATAGCAAAGAAAATTTGGAAAAATGTACAAGAGTTTGCAACTTATATTTATCAAAAAGTTTCAAGTGCATTTAATACTGCTGTTACATATCTTGAAAAAGCACCTGGTAAAATTTCTGATTATTTAAATGGTGTTTATAATGGACTTGTTGAAGATATAACATCAGCATATAATACATTAAAAGATAAAGGTCAAGAATTTGTAAATGCAATAACTAAATTTTGGAATGAGAATATTGTCGCTAATATACAATCAGCTATAAAAAAAGTTAAACAATGGTTTATTGATAATGCTGATAAAGCTAAAAATTGGTATGAAACTAATAAAAATATATTAGCAGCAAAGATAGCAGAATTAAAAAAGAGTGAAATTCCTAAAATAAAAGCTGCTGCTGAAAAAGCTGAAGGTATTTTAGCTAAAATTGGTAGTGGTGCTTTAGATGTTGCAAAATTTATAGGTGAAGTTGCTGCAATTTTAGTTTTAGGCCCAATTGTATTATTAATAGTTGGTATTCAAAAAGTACCTGATTTATATAATTCTATGAGAACTGCTGTTGAAAATGGTCTTGATACTATTGCAGAAAATTGGGCAGAAGCACAACAACATTTTTCAGATAAACGTAATCAATATGCAAGTGGTAAATCAGATAGACAAGTCAATTTCTCAAAAGATGATAGTCAATTATTACTTAAAAAATTAAAAAATCCAGCTTATGCATCATTTAAGGATACAATTAGTGCAATATTAACAAAAAGAGGTGTTGCAGTTACAGAAGGACGATATATCAAAACCTTTGAAGGTTTTGTATCTAAACAATAATTATTTCTTTAATCAAAAAAAGTCTCGTTAAAACGAGACTTTTTTTTATTTTATAAAGAAATAAAATATAAGATTACCGAATATAAAAATCCAAACAAAAACATTCATATTTAAATGAACTTTTTTTATTGAATTTATATCTTCATAATTATCTGGCTTACTAATAACTAAGTTTAAATAAAATAAACCCATAGTTATAAAATATGAAATAAACCAACTAACAACAAGAAAAATTACACCTTTTAATATTAGTAAAATCATAACATTATATATTAATTTATTTTGCAAAGATAATTTATTGTTTTTTAACTACCAAATAAAAATGACTTTTAATTATTAATATATAATAAAAAAAATAAAATATCATGTCTCTTAAAAAATATACAGATTTTGAAAATTCTAAACCTACAACTTATTCATTAAGTGATAATTACACAGAAAAAAAATCTGTTATAGTTGAAAATAATTCAATTAAAGAGGAAGTTTTATTAACACCTAATGAAACTACTAATAATTTTAAAATTGAAATATTAGAAGATAAAATTATAAAATTTAATGATGGACATATTAAGGATATTTTAGAAACTATAAAAACTAAATATTCTGATATTGATTACTATATCAGAAAAAAAGATAATCAATTACATATAGTTAAATATAATGAAGAGTTAAAATTAAATATTAATGAATTCGTTAACACTTTATTAAAATTTTATTCAACAAAAATGGATCTTAAACCTATTATTGAAGGTATAAAAGTAAAAGGTAACCAAAATTTTTCTATTGTTGAAAATATGAAATCCAAGTATGGTGGTAAGTTTATTGATGATTTATCAAGATTACTATCTAAAAAAAATAAAGACTAAATACTCTTTCATAGTAAACAAATACTAATTATTCTGCTATAATACAGGCACATTAATATTAATAACATTTTTTTTATTGAAAATAATATTTATATTTGTGTAAAATGTAATTCAAATAATTTAAAATTTGTAATAAATGAAAGTAAAAGAGTACTTATTAGATTCCGCACCACGAATACCGAATAGTGAAGAATATTGGAAAAGAAAAGGTAAAACAGGAAAAGAAGTTTGCCTTGTATTTCACGATGATATGGATGGTATCGTTTCTGCGGTAATTATTAAAAAACATTTAATCGCTCACGGATTTAAGATTAAAAAGTATGGTGTTATTAATTATCAAGAAGGATGGCAAGCTTTTCAAATAGATTCTAAACTAATCACAATTGCAGTTGATTTTGCTGACAATATACCTGGAGTTGATGTTTATATAGACCATCACGGTAGATTCTCTGAAGATTTGATTAGAACACAAAAAACTTATGCTATTAAAACTACAACTGGATCTGCCGCTGAAGGTATCGCTCAACAACTAGGCGTACCATTTTCAAATGATACTAAAGATTGGATTGATATGATTGATTCAGCTAAATATGTTGAATATGATATTGATATTAAATGTATATTAGATTTTGATCTAAAAGAAATTGTTAAAAGTAAAAATGCAAAGTTAAGATTTGCCGCTACTATGAATCAATTATTAAAGCGTTCTGATCATAGAACATTTATAGAAGTTACAAATGCTTGTCCAGATGCATCAATTTATAATATTTTTAGACTATTTAAAATATTCTATCCTAGAAATAATCCTAACTTTAGATCAGGTGATGAGCCTGAATTTGTAGAAGATGCAAAGTTGAGATTGGATAAAATGAAAAAAAGAACAAGAGGTGAGTTACTTTATAGACAAGGTTATGATCAAGGTAAAAAAATAATATTCAATGATCAAAATGATTTTTGGAATTCATTTGCAAATAATTTACCAAACCCTGATGAAAATGGTGACTTGGTTAATCCTGATGATCCAAATTCACCAGAAAATTTTAAATGGCAATTAAAACCAGGAGTTTATCAGATTATTGGGAATTTAATGTATGTTCCATCTGGTACGTGGGCAAATCCACCAAGAGCAAAAGCAATCTATTATCAAGATATTGAGAGTGGAGTAATACCTGATGATCCAAAAAGAAATTTTGTAGTTATTCAATATGGTAATACATTACAAATTGCAGATTTAAGACCAATGAAAAGTGTGAATCAAGAATATTTACCAAAAGATAAAAATGGTAATACTATTACAGATTTAGGTAAGTATTGTAGTAATTTAGTTAAAAATTTTGAAACACATTTAGATTATCAAGATGAAAGAACAGTATCTGGTGGTCATTGGGGTATAGGTACTATTTCAAATATATTTGGTAAATGCAAAAAGAAAAATTATGAAGGTGTTAAATTTTTAGATTTGTTTAAAAATAAAATTATTAATGATCTTTCTGGTGTTAAATGGGGTTTAACTATGCCTTGGAATGAAATAGAACTTAAAAAAGTAATAAAACCAGATGAAGTTAATAAAAAATTGGTTGATATAGATGATATACGTTCAGAAAATGAAGCTTTAACAGAAAGAAACGAAAGAGAAATTTTAGCCTATCTAATAATAAATAATATAAATGATTATAAATTGCTATCATATTTTAAAGATGATACAATGAAGAAAATTTATGAAATCTGGTTAGATACAAAATTTTATGAAATTTCTAAAAAAATTCTTATCGATTCTGAATTGGAGAAAATTTATTTTAAGGTAGATAAACCAACATCAATTGAAAGTAGTGATCTCTTTAATAGAATTGTTAAAAAGTTTAATCTAACAGATATTTATAATCCACAAGCATATGTTATAAGGGATAGACATAGGAAAGAGCTTAAACGGATATTTAAAATAATGTTTAATATAATGCGTAATGATCCTCTTTATGTTAAACCTGATACAATAGGTAAATATAATAAATGGATTAAATAAAAAAAGCCTGGTTTTTAACCAGGCTTTTTTATTTTTTTGCTTTCCATAATCTATCTATGGATTTATTTATATCTCTATCTGTAATCCTCATATCTTTATATTTATCATATACATCATTTTCGCCAACATTTATTTCTTTCAATTCACCTTTAAGATCCTTAAAAAACTCTTTCATCGTTTTTTGAAGTTTATATAACATATTAATACCTTCTTTCATTTCTCTTTGAAATAATGATACTGCGGTAAATAATTCAGCGTCAACGCTACCATTATCAATTTGTCTCATTAGATTGATTAATCCCCTTTTTGAGCAAGATATTGAAAATTTTAAATCAGAAAGTGCAAGTGCATCATTTGTTATAATGTTATTAATATTTTTATTATTCATAATATCTTCATCTAAATAAAGATTGGCAAGGCATCCCAAAGTTTCTTTAGATTCTTCTCTTATTATTTCTAAATCTTTTTCATAATCATGCATTTCGATATTTAAATTAAGATCCATATCATTTTTTTCTGGAAAGAAATCAGATGGGTTAAATTCTAGTTCCTCTTGTGCTTCTTCTATCTCATTTTTGAGTTTTTCTATATTTTCTTGAAATATTTCCCTATAATCAGAGCTTGTTGCTTTTTCACTTTTAGACATAAAAATAAATATTATTTTTTTAATATATATAAATAAAATAAAGGTCTTTTAATGACAATAAATATAACTTAAAATAATTAATATATATAGAAAATTAAATCAACAAGTTATGGAATACAATGATCAAGAATATTTGAATTTATTCAAACAAGTACAAAATCAACAGATAGAGACAAAAGATTTTTCTTTTGAACAATTAAGAGGTAATGCAAATTCTTTTAACGGACAAATGATAAAAGAAGTTCCAAGCTATGCTAATTATGAGTCATTTAGAAATTTCAGCCAGCCTAATATAAATGAGGTTCAGAGAAATAATTATTCACAAGATTTTAATCTTAATGAATTTAATATTGAAACAAGAATAAACGGTGAGAGTATAAATGAAATAAAAAGACAAAGTAAAGAAGATAGATTAAATGAAGTAATGCAAAATATCCGTCAAGAAAGACTTAATGAAGTTAAGAAAACTCAAGATAGTCAAAATTTGAATGAGAAAATTAATTTTAATGATGTTGATTACGTATCATTAGAAATGTTTGATAAAGCAAGATTCAATTCTATGATGCAAGTTGCAAAAATATTACCAAAATAAACATGATATTTAAAGAGTATTATATAGGAAGAAGGGGGTTATACCACAATAAAAATGTGGTAATACTTTCTACTAATTATGATATTATGGAATATCAAGATTTTGGTTTTAAGTTTGAAGAATTTGAAATATCTGTTTATTATGAAGACGATAAAAAAATTGAAAAAATAAAAGGTAATTTGATTCTAAGGAATTTAAAATTATATGAGAATAAAAATAAAAAATGATTTTAATTTATTTATATATAATAAATAAAAAATAATTATAGAGTTATGATAATGAAATTTAATGAGTATAATGAAAGTGTAAATGAAAAAATGTCTCCTTTACAGGAAGAATATAGAGAATATTTTAAATTTATGCTTGATTGCTATGATGTTAAATCACCATCTAAGTTATCAGAAGAAAAAAAGAAAGAATTTTTTGATAACATAAATAAATATTGGGCCAAAGGTAAAGGTGCAACTAAAGATCTAGATAAGATTAAAGAAGACATTTGCGGCAGCGAAAAAACGAAAAAAAAATAAATATATATAACACATAAAAAATAATTTTAAATAAAATGAAAGATACAAAATTAAATAATTTACTTGGTATTGATGAATATTCTGAAAAGGATTTTTTTAACAAACCTGCGAAAACTTCTAAACGTACTGATGTCGCAAAAGATGTTCTTCAAGAAAATGCGTATGTTGTTGGCAAAGATGTTTTAGGTGGTTCACTTAAAAATGTAGAAAAACATAATGCTAATGGATTACATAACCTAATTAGTCTTGATGATTTTTCAAAAAGTGTACCATCAACTAGTTCTAAAGCTACTAAACGTACTGAAACTGGTAAAGACATTCTTTTAGAAAAGAAAAAAGCATCTAAAGCTAAGAAAGATGATGATGACGATGATGACGATGACAAAAAATCATCAAAGGATTGCGTCTCTAAGAAACAATTGAAATTACCTTGGAATAAAGGAAAAAAAGTATGTAAATAATAATGAGAAATTTACAATTATTCGAGTCTTATGTTGAATTAATTCAAGAAAAGAAGAAAGAAGAAAAGAAAAAGAAAAAGGATCTAAAATGGATTAATAAAGCTCTTGGTGATAAATCATCTGGTAAGCTACATAAGGTATTAGATATTCCTAAAGATGAAAAAATACCTGATGATAAAATTAATTCTAAAATAGAAGAATTGGAAAAATCTGCTGAAGGTGATAAAAAACTTAGTAAGAAAGAACGTAAATTATTACGAAGATTAGTACTCGCTAAAACTTTAAAATCATTTTAACTACCTCAAAGATAGTATATTTGAACTGATGCCTCACTAAAAATGAGGCATTTCTTTTTTATTCTAACGGTATTTTATTTATTCTTTCTAAAGAAATGTTATAGAAATCTAAATTATTTTCTATCATAATAAAATTTCTATTTAGTTTTTTACAGGCTACGCCAGTTGTACCACTACCACACACATTATCTAAAACTAAATAATCTTCATTTGTATAAGTTTTTATTAAATACTCACATAAAGCTAAAGGTTTTTGTGTGCTATGCAAATTTAATTTTTGTTTATCACTAGGAAATACTTGAATACTTCTAGGATATCTTTCTGTTGAATTATAATCAGAAAAATCATCACATTTTCCATATATTTCACCCGTGCTGGTATTTCTTTTATGATAAGCTGTTGAAATTTTTCTCTGATGACCAGTCGTTTTTTGTGGATTATATATTGGTAATTTCTTGTAGTATAACAATATATTTTCATGCGCTTTCATTGGCATTTTATTCGCATTTAGATGACCAGTTGCTTGTGGTTTTTCCCATATCCATTCATATTTTAATAATTTTAGATTACTACAGCCAAGAACTTTATCAAATGGTGTTTGTGCAAATAATGCAATTGCACCATGATCTTTAATTATCCTTTCATATTGTATCCATAATTTTTCTAAATTTATTTGTGAATCCCAATGACAATTTGTGCTTCCGAAAGGTAAATCTGCTAGAATAAAATCTATAGATTTATCATCTATATCTTTCATTATTTCAAGGCAGTCACCTAAATATATTTCATTTA